CGTGGTGGCAGCAGGAATTTGCCGTATTTAAATGCGAAGCCACGGCAAATTCCGTTACTGGACACGTATGCGTGTACAGTAACTGCGGATTTGTTGCTGTTCACGCATACGTTCCCAGTAAAAGTTTGCATGACGCTCATAATGTGTGAACGATGGTAAATAAAGAGATAAGATGGCGCGACTGCGAGATGAAAACTAATAGCTGGCATTCATGGCGGAAATAAAACTGAAAAATAACAAGAAAATAGATAAGTTTTAGAATGAAAATCGACAAGAGGTTATAAAGCCTCTGCCGATTTTCTTTTTTTATAGGAAACAGCAGAAAAGAAGAGCGTGCAGAGCGTAAAACCCTGGCACGCTTATTTTTTTACCATAAAAGCGAATGAGGACGGAAAGGAGCATAGAACATGGCAAAACGAAAGTACAAGCGTCTGCATTACGAGGACAGGCAGACCATAGAGGCTATGAGTAAGCAGGGCAGCAGTGTAAGTGATATTGCAGAGGTGCTGGGAACGCATAGGGACACAATTTATAGGGAGTTCAAACGCTGCAACGCCACACTGAAAACCTACACGGCGGCAGCGGGGCAGCAGGCGTTATAAACAAGAAAAACAAAAGAGAGGTAAGACACATGAAAAAAGTAGATTTTAACAAATTGCAGGCAGGCGACTTAGTAGAAGTACCACGCACACAGTTTGCACCTATGCGTAGCGGCTGGAATGGCTGGTTATTCAGTGAGGCAGTAGTAATAAGAAAGGGAGTAGGAAGAAAAAGCAAAAGGAATGTAGTCGTAGTGGAAATGAGAACACCAGCGGGAAAGAACAGCTACGGGACTATAGAGGCTACATTTTACGCAGAGAATGTTTTTACTACGCCAGCAGCAAAGAACGCAAGAAACATTTTGAAGAAATACAGAATAGAGGACGCAGAGAGCTTTTACAAATTCATTGAGCGGGACGACGTAACGGGCTGCGATTGGATAAGGTTTTTGATAGAAAAAGGCTTTTTATTTAATGAGTAGGCGGCAGCAGCCGCCACGAGTGCCGTTAGTTCAGTTGGTTAGAGCAGCCGCCTCATAAGCGGCAAGTCGTGGGTTCAAGTCCCACACGGCACATTGCGTAGCAGGCATGGCGAGCCTGCGGCAGAGGGCAGCAGGCTAATAGCTGCAATCTGTATACCGTGGAAAAATAGCGGCGGTCATACCAGCCAGAAAGTATGTGGACAGTCAACAGGTTTTCAGTTGCTTTTTAATGCGAAAAGCAGCCCGCACGGTAAAACCAAACGCCAGAACAGGAGAGCGGCACACATGGAAAGACAGAGAGCGCCGCCGAAAGGAAGAGAGGCAGAGAATGGCAGCAGAGGCATTGATAGTAGAGGACGCATACCAGAGAGGCTATGCAGATGCCATAGCAGATATGCGAAAGAAAAAAGAACAGAGGCGGCAGCGGGAGCAGGCAAAGAAAGCCCGCCGCTGGTATTTCATTAAGCAGAAAGCCTACGGGCTTGCAATGCTGGCAGTTACCGTGCTGGCGGTATGGGCGACAGAGGGCGACATAACAATAGCGGTTATTACCGTACCGCTGGGGCTTATGTGCCTTTTCAGTAAAAAAATGATGATAGTAGACGACTACTATTTTGCTACAGAAGAGAGGGCAATACATGGACGAAAAAACAATACAGCGTATTAAAAAGCTGCAAGCACTGGCAGAGCGGGGCGTAGGCGGCGAGAAAACGACAGCGCAAAAGAAA